CCCAAAGTACAAGCTAAAATAAAAGGTAAAAAAGTTGTTACATTGGCATCTAATTTATCAGAACAAACTGCATCTTTTTCAACAAACCCAGCTTTTTGTTTATTAGATTATTTAAGAAATACAAGATATGGTAAAGGTATTGCTACTTCTGAAATAGACTTACAATCTTTTTATGATGCTTCACAAGTTTGTGAAACACAAGTAACACCATTTTCAGGTGGTAGTGATATTAATATTTTTGATACAAATGCTGCAATAGATACATCACAAAAAATTATAGATAATGTTAGAGAAATGTTAAAAGGTTGTAGAGGTTATCTCCCTTATACAAATGGAAAATATAAATTAATTATTGAAACAATAGGAAGTGCAGCAATAACACTTACAGAAGATGATATTATAGGTGGATATAATTTATCTATTCCAACAAAGAATGAAAGATATAATAGAGTTATAGTTGGTTTTGTTAATCCTGATAGAAACTTTCAAGTAGATGAAGTTCAATTTCCACCAATAAATGATAGTAGTTTGCCAAGTGCAGACCAACACGCAACTATGAAAACTGCTGATGGTGGATTCTTATTAGAGGGTAGATTTACATTTAAAACAATTACATCTCCATATCAAGCAGAGGAAATGGCAGAAGTTATTTTAAGAAGATCAAGAGAAGCATTAACACTTGGTATTAATGTTAGTTTTGATGCTTATGATTTAGCCATTGGAGATATAGTAAATATTACACATAGTTCATTAGGTTTTTCTGCAAAAGCATTTAGAGTTATGGGTTTGACATTTAACGAAGATTTTACGATAGGATTATCTCTTGTTCAATATGAGGCTAGTCATTATACTTTTGCAACTAAAACACAAGTTAGTTCTACACCATCTACTAATTTACCTAATCCATTTACTATCCAGCCACCAGCTAGTGTTACATTATCAGATACATTAATTGAATATAATGATGGAACTGTAATTGTAGCTTTAGATGTTAGTATTGGTGCTTCTCCTGATTCCTTTATAGATTTTTATCAAGTAGAATACAAATTAAGTACCGATTCAGATTTTATAATTTATGCACAAGGTTCAGGATTAAATCACAGAGTCTTAAATGTAATTGACCAATCTACTTATGATGTAAGAGTTAAAGCTGTGAATACATTAGGAGTATCATCTAGTTATGTATCTGCACAAAGAAAGATTATTGGTGCTATTGAGCCACCTAGTGATGTAACAGATTTTTCTTGTAATATTGTAGGACAAGAAGCACATTTAGGTTGGGAACAAATACCAGATTTAGATTTAGCATTTTATAATTTAAGATTTAGTAAAGAAACTGATGGTAGTGCTACTTGGGAAAACTCGGTAGCTTTAGTAGAAAAAATATCAAGACCAGCAACATCTATTTCTGTACCAGCTAGACAAGGAACTTATCTTATTAAAGCAGTAGATAAATTAGGTAACTTCAGTTCTAATGCAACTGCTGTTATTTCTAATGTAACATCTGTATTAAATTTTAATGCAGTAGCAAATCAATCAGAACACCCTAATTTTACTGGAACATTAACAAATACACTTATTTCTGATAATACAATTAGATTAGATTCATCAGAATTATTTGATGCAGCTAGTGGAGATTTTGATGATGAAACTACAAGATTCTTTGATTCAGGTGTTGCCAATGCTGATTTTTTTGCAAGTGGTAATTATTTATTTGCAGATGTTATAGATATAGGTGCTAAACATACAGCTAGAATTACAGCTACTTTATCACAATCTTCTGACAATCCTGACGATTTATTTGATAATAGAACAGGATTATTTGATTCTTCTTCTTCTAACTTTGATGGAGATACACCAGCTAATGCAAATGCACATTTAGAAATAGCAACCTCTGATGATAATTCTACATATACAGCTTTTCAAACATTTGTAATTGGAGATTATACAGCTAGATTTTTTAAATTTAGAGTTGTTTTAATTTCAAGAGATTTAGCTTCTACTCCTGTTGTATCAGAAGTAACAGTTACAATAGATATGCCTGACAGAATATTTAGTGAAAATAATATAGTATCAGGTGCTGGAACTAAAACTGTAACATTTACAAACCCATACAAATCTGTTAATTATGCAGTAGGAATTACAGCAGAAAATATGGCAACTGGAGATTTTTTTACTGTATCAAACAAAACTGTCAATGGCTTTGATGTATTGTTCAAAAATTCTAGTGGAACAAATGTATCAAGAACATTTGATTTTATTGCAAAAGGGTTTTAAAAGGAGTATAAGAAATTATGGCACAACACGATTTTAATATAGCAAACGCATCATTCCCAACTGTAAGAGCAGATATTAACAATGTATTAACTGCAATTAATACAACTCAATTAGGTACATCTGCACCAAGTACAGCAGCACAAGGCACTCTTTGGATAGACTCTGGTACATCAGGAGTTTTAAAATTAAAGTTGAATGATGGCACAGATAATATAGAACTATTACAAGTAAATATTTCAAGTAATGTAGTAACAAGCACGATGTCAGTTACAGGAACAATATCTGAAACAGACCCAAATGCTTTACCATTAGCAATAGCTTTAGGATAAGGAGAATAAATGGCAAATACTTTTAAGGTAAAAACAAATGGTGCGATGCCAGCAAGTGCTGGAACTCCACTTACTCTTTACACAGTTCCATCATCTACAACAACAGTAGTTATAGGATTAACACTTTGTAATATTCACACAACAACTGTCACAGCAGATGTTCAATTAGTTTCAGATACATCAGATACAGAAACAAACGAAACAGTTTTATTGATTAAAGATGTCAGTATTCCAGCTGGGGCATCTTTAGAACTTTTAACAGGTGGTAAGGTTGTTGTTCAAGCAACTGATATTATTAAAATAGATTGTTCAGTATCAGCTAAAATAGACGCAACATTATCAATCCTAGAAATAACATAGGAGTATAAATGGCTTATATTGGCAACACTCCAACTGCAATACCTTTAACAAGTTCAGATTTAGCAGACAACATTGTTTCATCTGCAAAGTTAAATTATTCAGAAGCAACACTTACTGATGGCTCTACAATAGATTGGAACGCAGAAACACAAGATGTTTGCAAAGTTACATTAGCTGGTAATAGAACTCTTAACGCACCTACTAATTCAACAACAGGACAATTTATTTCTATTTTAATTATTCAAGATGGAACAGGGTCAAGAACTTTAACATTTAACGCAGTATATGAATTTGCTAGTGATACTGCACCTACACTAACAACTACTGCAAATCTAGGAGATGTCTTTGTATTCAGATATAATGGCAGCAAGTGGATTGAAGTTGGTAGAAATCTAGCATTAACATTGAGTTAATTATGTACGCATTAGTTATAGATAATGAAATAGTAAGACATTTTCAATTTCCAAAAGGTTTTGAATTAAATGAAAACCAATATTCAGCAGATGTATTTACTAAATGGTCTAGTGAAGAAAGACAAGCTATTGGTATTTACGAAGTAATTACAGATTCAACAAATAAAAAAAATGAAGCATATTATATAAATACAAACGAACAATTTACTTTTGCTAATGGACAAGTCACAAGATCATGGGGAACTGCAACTGCAAAACAATTAGAAGATATAAATGAAACCGATGAAAATGGTGTAGAACTAGACCCAGTTATAGTTATTAAAGGTTTAAAATCACAAAAGAAAGATATTATAAAACAACAAGCTAGTGGTTTATTAGAACAAACAGATTGGTATAATCATAAAGCATTAGATGATGACACATATACTATACCTGATAACATTAAGACATACCGAGCAAATGTAAGAGCAAAATCAAATGAGATGGAAACTCAAATAAATGCTTGTACTAATGTTGATGAACTAGAAGCATTATACGAATACACAGAACAAGAAGATGGTTCTATTACAAGACCTTTAGCTGAATTTCCAACATTGGAGATTTAATGCCAATCAATAGCTTTCTCTATCCAGCAACACAAGTAGCAAGTAGTTTTGAAGTTGCTAACTCATGTAGATTTGAAGATGATAATTCAGATTATTTAAACAGAACACCTAGTAGTTCTGGAAATAGAAAAACTTGGACATTTTCAACTTGGATTAAAAGATCAGAGTTAGGTAGAACACAAAATTTTTTTTCTGCTGGTAGTGGTGGTAATTATGGAAGAATACAATTTAATTCAAATGATACTATTTATATTGCTCATGTTGATGGTTCATCTACTACTACTGAAAAATCAACTACACAAGTGTTTAGAGATGTTTCTTCTTGGTATCATATCTTATGGCATATAGACACAACACAAGGAACTGCTAGTAATAGAGAAAAATTTTATATCAATGGAGTACAAGTGACTGATTTTAGTACCAACACAATTCCAGCACAAGATTATCAAAGTACAATAAATGAAAATGTTGCTCATTATATTGGCAATCAAGTTGGTGCTTATGAAAAATGTAGTTGTTATTTTGCAGAAGTAGTATTTATAGATGGTCAAGCATTAGACCCAACATCATTTGGAGAATTTGATTCAGATAGTAATATATGGAAACCAATAGATGTATCTGGTCTAACATTTGGTACAAATGGATTTTATTTAGACTTTGAAAATTCAAGTAATCTAGGTGCAGATGTATCAGGAAATGGAAATAACTTTACTGTAAATAATTTAACTAGCATAGATCAATCTATTGATACTTGCACAAATAATTTTGCAACATTAAATCCTTTAAACCCAATAGTTCATACTTTTTCAGAAGGTAATTTAAGATTAACAGGCACTACTACTAATTGGGATAGTGCTTGTTCAACAATAGGTGCTTCAAGTGGTAAGTGGTATTTTGAAATGAAATTTTTAGCATTATATGGTGGTTTAAGGAGAGCAGCAATAGGTCTTGTTGATGCTAGAGATCAAACACTTTTAAGCACAAATGAATTTGGTTATATTGTTACTGGTGCAGTTGGAGATTGTGTTGGTTATAATGGAAATGGTTCAAATAATATAAAAAAAAATGATTCTGCACAATATTCAGGAACAAATTGGAATGTTAATGATATTATATGCATGGCAGTAGATTTAGATAATGGTGCTGTATATTTTAGAGTTAATGGTGGTTCTTGGGAAAATTCAGGAAATCCTGAAAGTGGTGCTTCTAAAACAGGAGCAGTGACTATTACAGTTGGAGAAACTTATGTATTTGGTGGAACAGCTTATGGAAATACAACAGATTGGCAATTTAATTTTGGTTCGCCATCTTATAGTGAAAGTGGTGGTAATTCAGACGCAGATGGAC